CCGGTATCACCTGTACTACCAGTTGAACCTGTACTACCGGTTATTCCCGTATCACCTGTATTACCACGTGAACCTGTAGATCCGGTAGGTCCCGTATCACCGGTTGGGCCAGTTCGTCCAATAGATCCAGTTGGACCAGTTCGTCCCGTTAAACCAGTTCGTCCCATCGGACCTATTTGTCCCATTGGTCCTGTATCACCTGTATACCCAGTTGAACCGGTCGCGCCCGTTATACCAGTCGTACCTGTATCACCAGTAGTTCCGGTAGATCCGGTCGGACCTGTATCACCAGTAGTTCCGGTTGAACCAGTAGATCCGGTCGGACCTGTATCACCGGTTGATCCTGTATCACCAGTTTGTCCTTTGTCACCTGTATATCCAGTGTATCCTGTTCCGATATCACCTGTTGGTCCTTTGTCACCTGTTGGTCCTTTGTCACCTGTTGGTCCTTTGTCACCTGTATATCCTGTTCCGATATCACCTGTTGGTCCTTTGTCACCAGTTGCGCCAATGGAACCAGTTGGGCCTGTATTCCCAGTTATACCAGTACCAATATTGCAGTTGGGTTTACAAGTTTGAGTTGGTATTCCGTGTAGCGTTGCACTGTTCACCACCACGCGTGATGGCATATAATAGTCATAGCTAAAAATTATAAATAAATTCTACCCAACTATCGTAGTCTATAATGATTCGCATTCACTTGTATAGGCGCCTTGACAGTGTCGGGTCGAAGCATTGTGACTTCAATTGTAAAACTAAAATTCGTATTGCCAAAATCAACAGGACGTCCATCGTGATATCTAAATTTTACCTTGAATTTTTGAATACGTTCAAGTGGGGGATCGCTAAAAAAAATATTAGATAGGAATGATTCTTTACTGACGTATTGTTTTTGGTTAGCAATTGCCAACGTCGGTATTTTAGCAAAGGATGCGTTATGATTTCCATTTTGTCTTGCGTTAAACATATTGTTGCTTCGTTCCGTATAAGGCGAGAGTTCATCCATACTGTTAAAATAATCAAGTTCCATATACAAGTAACTGTCCCCAAATACACTGGCTGTAAATGGTGCTTCTATTACATGCATATCCGAGACAGAAATACAATCTCCATAGGAATGATAATCAGTTTGTTTAGAGATATATTCTTGTTTGCAAAACCCCAAATAACTTCCCAATCCCCACTGTGTATATTGATCATACATTGAATTCCCTGAAATATTAAATTGTAGGGCAAATGGTTTTGGGTGTATAAAAGCAAACTTCATACTTGTATTGCTATAATAGACTTGGAAGTTAGGGTCATTTGAAAAGTATTTATTTAATTGAGCGGTTAACTCCAAGGATAACTGCATAGGTGTATAAGTTCCTTCTGAAATGACAACCGTTTGCGTAACATCTTCTAGTCTAACAGTCAGGGAAATATTTTGATTTTTTGCAGTAAATACGTAATAAGAAGCCGGAATTTCAATATCAGATAACCGTAAACTTACCACATTTTTATATTCCACTGGTATTTCCATATCGAATACGGTAGAAGATGGCCATTTTGTGATATCCCGGTCTTCGGAATGAACCGACAACATTTTTTTATAAACAACAAAAGATTGCATTACTCTATTACTTATTTTTTTTTACATCAAGAATGTATGGATAATATTGTATGGAATATTGTCGGTGGAATAGGGCTATCTGGATTAGCCGTTGCGCTCTTCAACATACGTCAAGCCCTCTTTTTAGGTATGGGTGTAGGATGGCTTTCCCTTTGTGCATTGTTTGTATTGTCCCTTCCATCTTTACGTGATACATCGACGATTTGGTCATTTATAGCGGAACTGTTTTCTGTACTAGGAAATATAGTTGCTTTATTAGCATTGATTGGTTTCTACACTATGTATTGTGTGTATGGAAATAAAGACCATATTGCTGACGGAACTATGCCAGATACATGGTACTTATTTTCATACTTTGTAGTAGGTGCATTTGCATTGAATCTGATAGCCATCGTCTCTTATTTGAAAGATAACAGTCCTGGATATAAAGCACTTTCTTTGTTATTAACCACAATCACAATGGGATTTATTTTGATTGAAACCATCATTTGTTCTTATTTCCGAACCGATGGATTTATGGTCTAATCCATACACTTGTAGACAAGTCCATAAGAGGTTCCGTTTTCCCATATACCCGAAATTTTTATTACGGATTTGGGTGTACGTATAATTTGTCTTTCTACACTATACATAGGCGTTTTAGTAGTGTTATACATTTGTAAAATGTCTTTCTCAATAGCACAAATGTCTTGAACTGATTCATTACGAATATAAATAAAAAGTCCATTAAATGTGACTTTATCTGTCGAATACATCATTCGAATAAAAACCCCGTCATCCACCATGGTATTTTTTACAGCAGGTAACAACAAAATGTATTGACGGTTATATTGAGCTATGGTAATGGCCAACATCATAATGTGTTTGTTGACAATTACTATTTATATCCATTCATGTAAGAATTCGTTCGCCTGAGACGTTCAAAATGCAAAAGTTACTATAACTTTTATAATAATAGTAATAATTATGAATATGATGTCTAGTTTTGGAGATTATGCAATTAATGTAGCTTTAAAAGTCCCAGGTGTTTCTGCTACTGCTTATACAATGCTTTTAGCAGCTACACAATCTTATGCACCAGGAATGTTAAAAATCTCTAGTATATGTTATAATTCATTATTGAATGACGAGTCCAAGGACAAGATTGCAAAATTCATACAAACTGACCCTGATTTAACACAGTATTATAACAAATATATTATACTAACGGTATTAATGAAAAATGAAATCACGGATCCTTATGTATTTTTTAAAGCGAATGAAGCCTTAGTGTCACCTTTATTAGCTTCACTTCATATAAATATCGGCTCGGTAGATTCATTAAAGTCGCAACTCAATGATCATATACAAGATATTATAAATAAGATAAAAGAAAACAAAGCACTCGTACGTGATGTTCTTGTTAAAGCAAGTGATCTTGTTAAACTCAGAACAGGTGGAAACCGTACCAAATTCAAAAATGGGAACCGAAAATCTAGAATGAAACGTAGACGTACGTTTAGAATTCATCGGAATAAAAAATAAATGAGATAAGATGTTGAGTGTTAATTATACTAGGATTTCAAGATCTGCCAGTTTCCAATATTCAATCGTACCATTTGGAATAGGCCTTTTGATGATGAACGGTAACTTTTTTTGATGCAATTCTTCTTTGGCAATTAGATAACTATCAATGAGTGTATCTGGAACCGTTACAAATAATGAAGCACCTTGTTCAACTTGATTGGCTCTGACACCAAGGATGCGTGTATATTCATATTTGGTGAGGATCGGAAGTGTTCTATGTCTAGGATCGTCAATGTTTTGGTTCGCATCACGTACAATGGTGCACAAGGCAAGTACTTCTTCATAGTTGATGATTTTTTCTTGTGGATGTGTGTCTCCAATAAAGGTTGGAGATTTTAGAATTTTCTCTACTTCTGCCTTCTCAGTGTTTTCGTCTACAAGTGGATCTACACAGTATTCTTCGATCGATTCTTCATCCGGTTCGGATTCGTTTTCGCTTTCTTCAGATTCATCATACTCTTCGTCGTGAATGGATTCTTCGTCACTCATCTCTATGATTACCTAAGAAGATTTATATTTATATTCAATTTTTATCCGTTTTCCATATCGTGTCGCAGATCGGACAAATATAAGCATATTTTAAATCCACGTTGTCATATCGTAGGTATATAATGTCGCGTCCCGCTTTATTGGTACAATCTGTATTTGGACATGGTACACCTTGAATTCTTGGAAGAGTAGGATCCAACTTGGTGTATTTGTTGATAACGCTCGTATATTGAGCTTGTTTAGAAAAGGACAAGGAGGATACAATGATACTCCCTTCACTTCTTTTGCGTTCAAAGCCACATTTTTTACATACGTGAACAAGATCCATTTCGTCATCACGTTTGCTCAAGTACAACATATTGTCGCATACTTCACAGAATTCCATGGTCATACTTTAGTGAAGATTAATTCTTAATATCAATTTTTACGTTTAACTCTATCTTTTTCTATTGAATAGAGATATCATGACGTTGGAACTTAAAAAATTTGATATGCGTTCGATACGATTCAAATCTAATGAAAATTCAGGTCCTGTAGTCGTTCTGATTGGTCGTCGTGATACCGGCAAGAGTTATTTAGTAAGGGATTTATTGTTTTATCAGCAAGATATTCCAATCGGAACAGTCATCTCGGGAACAGAAGCTGGAAACTCTTTTTACAGTGATCATGTACCTAAACTATTCATTCACGAAGAATATAGCAGTGGGATTATAGAAAACATCCTGAAACGTCAAAAGCAATGTATGACACAAGTGATGGAGGAACTAAAAGTCTATAAAAAGTGCAACATTGACCCTAGGGCGTTTTGTATTTTAGACGATTGCTTATACGATGCGGGATGGACCAAAGATAAATTGATGCGATTGCTTTTTATGAACGGTCGTCATTGGAAAATTATGTTAGTGATTACGATGCAATATCCATTAGGTATTCCGCCCAATTTACGTACCAACATTGATTATGTATTCATCTTAAGAGAGCCCTATATCAACAATCGAAAACGTATTTACGAGAATTATGCAGGTATGTTCCCAACCTTTGAGTCGTTTTCTCAGGTGATGGATCAGTGTACTGAAAATTATGAATGTTTGGTCATTAATAATAATTCAAAAAGCAATAAGTTAACGGACCAGATCTTTTGGTATAAGGCAGAACCCCACGCCAATTTCAAATTAGGATCAAAAGAATTCTGGGAACTCTCGAAAAATATGCCTGCCGAAGACAAGGATAAGTATGATCCAAAGGCGACTAAGAAAAACGTTCAACAAATTCAAGTAAAAAAGACTAGATGGTAAAATATTGTATCCCGAAAGTATATGCCGAATAACCCCATTGGGAATGTGAAAGGGTTTACTGGTGAAATGATTAAAAATATATTATACGTGATTGGTGTTGGATATATGGGAGGAGCATTATCTTCTATGGGCAAAGTATCGAAAGAATTGTTCCCTTATGATTTGACTAAGCCTCCTTATGCGGGAAAGCTATCCAGTGGAGACGACGAAAGTCTACTGGAATATTTATGGCCCATGAAATCAGTTGGATTTCCTTACTCTACCATGAATAATCTTGGAGAGGGGTCCTCATCCCAATATTTGAAATGGTTACTAGATACTTGTGCTCATTCATTTGCCATTTTTAGATATGGATGTTCAGAATTTGCAGTGGTAGGTGATCGCATTGCCAAAAACTGGATCGGTGATCTATACCGTTTTTACGTAATGCCTCTTATGATGATTTATATGATGCAATATATAGGTATTCTTGTATTTATCATGACACTTTTCGCCGCTTGTTATTCAGCAGATCGACATGGTTTTATGTATGTACTCTCTCCTTTTACGGGGTGGGGTTATGGATTTAGTTTATGTGGAAAGACCATTACATTCCAATGCATCTTAATTATGATTCTAATAGGCATTCTTGGATGCATCCTTCCATTTGTCCATGTCCCGTGGTGGTTTATCGTCACTTTTGCAGTAACGATGTATTCGTATATAATTTTATTATTTTCACCCTTTTTATCAACAAATGGATTATCGACAACATTTCAGGAGATAAAAAATCATAAACGAAGTCTTGTCATGATGTTTATGTATTTCACGTTAAAGTCGGCGCATAACTATTTGACTACTCCCGTCTCGAGTGGGTTGCTGATTGGTGCATTTTACATAATGTACAAGTTATTCACTGAGAAAAAATGTTAACGTTTTTTCAGAGCAGTTCCATAACAATTAGCGATTACATGTGTCGGGTTTTCTATATACTCAATACGAAAACTACTGATCCCAGCAATACCTTTATTTTTCATTTCGGTACGAATCTTATGAATGGCTTCATTCCGAACTTGCGCATAAATAGTCATCTCAAATCCACTGTTTCCAATTACATTTAAAATATTGGTACCAAGTTTACGAAACGCATTGATCGCCATGATTGATGTAGACGTGATAATACCTACGGATTGATATTCATTCGAAAAAATGGGGTCAGCGGATATGAATTTATTATCAGCATTTTCAAAATACATCACATGAGTTCCTCCACCTCGTTTACGTGTTTTCGCCATATATTACGTTAGAATATAATTCATCAGTTGGAAGGCGTGTAGTACAACGTTTCAACGTTTTTTTTATCCGGTATAGGTTATGTTGATTCTAGTACCGATACTTTTATTGTTGTTGGACGCCATTTACATTGGAAGTCAATTGAAAACCATGCAATCAGTCTATCTTAATATTCAAAAATTTCCACTAAAGATTCGATATACAAGTGCTTTGTTATGTTATGGATTTTTAACGGCATTGTTGTATTTTTTCATTCTCAAACCCAACCGTCCAATACGTGACGCATTTATTCTTGGATTATGTGTTTATGGTGTCTACGATACCACCACATATGCCTTATTAAGGGATTATCCTCTTCAGGTCGCCGTAATGGATGTTTTGTGGGGAGGTACATTATTTGCATTGACTACGTACATTTATCGTTTGGTCTTTCAAAAATAACTATCAAGGTCTTTTAAATGCTAGTCTCTGTTTGTACCATTACCTTCAATCGTAGACCGTTTATTCAAACCATGATTCGTTGTTTTCAGAGCCAAGATTACCAAGGAGAACTAGAATGGATTATTATAGATGATGGTACTGATCCGATTGGAGATT